TCACTCCGGCGGGGCCGAGGCTGAGGGTGGCGGCGGCGCCGGGCGGGCGTGCCCGACGTTGAGGGCCAGGGCCTCCACGATCCGGCGCAGCGCGCCGACCAGGCGGTCGTCGGCGGGGGTGGGCGTCAGGGCGGCGATGGCCGAGGCCACGCTGATCAGTCCGGTGACGATCAGCAGCAGGTCGTCCCAGTGGGTGACGATCCAGTCCATGGTCTGTCTCCTTCAGGGGTCAGGGGTAAGGGGTTAGGGTTCGGCGCCGTCTCCGGCTCCGGCCCACAGATCGGCCAGGCCCGCCCGGCCGGCCGCGCCCGTGGCGGCCCGCAGGGCGCGGCCGGTGCGCGGCCCCCACAGGCCGTCGATGGAGCCGGGGTCGTGGCCCAGGTCAGCCAGCCGCTGCTGGGCCAGGGCGGTGCGCGCCCGCTCCAGGCAGCGCACCCGGTCGGGCAGGCCGTTGGCGCCGCCGTTGATGCGCCGGGTGATGGCGCGGATGTCGTCGGCGTCGGCCAGCGGGTTCAGGCCCCGGTCAGTCCAGTAGGCGGCGGCGATGCGCAGCGACAGGCCGGGCTCGGCGGCGCGCTCGGGGTGGGCCTCCAGGTCCTCGCCCACCAACCGGCCGAAGCGGCGGTAGTTGGCGCGGCCGGTCAACTGGATCAGCCCCCGGCCCTTGTAGCGCCGTCCGTCGCCGGGCCGGGTGTTGCCCAGGTCGCGGCGGCCCTCGTAGGCGGCACCGGACGCGTATTCCTCCGTCGTGCGGAAGCGGTTGGACTCATGGGCCAGTTGCGCCAGCAGATGGGCGACGCGCGGGGCCGTGTCGATCCCGGCGGGGGGCAGCGCGGCCGGCGCCTCGGCGGCCACGGCGGCGATGAGGGCGGCCTGGCATTCGGACAGCCGCCCGCCGGCGGTGGCGGCCAGCACGGCCTCGGTCGGCAGGACGGGGGGTGGGGGAGTCATGGGCGGGACTTCTCTGCGGGGCGCGGCGACACGCCGGCGGACGCGTCATAGGGGCAGACGCGGCCGGCCATGGAGGCCAGCATGCGGTTCGTCTCCTCCAGGGCGTGGTGCACCGTGCGCATGTCCGCCACGTGCAGGTCGCGCCGCACGTAGGTCTGGCCGATCTCCGTGGTCAGGGCGTCCAGCCGCCGGTGCAGCCGGTCCCGGCCCTCGGACGACTCGCGGCGCGCCCGGTTGATCTCGGCCACGATCCAGGCGGTCGCGGCGCCACCACCCCCCAGCAGGGCCAGGCCGGCGCCGAGGGCCTCCCAGGTGATCGGATCGGCCATGGGGCCTCCTCTGTCTCGGGACACAAAAAACCCCGCGCGATGGCGGGGCGGCGGTGAACCACGGAAACGTGGCTCTCGACGTCAATCGAACAGCCGCACCACCTCGCGGCGCGGCGGTCCGGACCGGGGCGCCATGCGTGGCAACAGGATGGTAATGCCGGCGGGAAGAACCGGCCCGTGATCGGCGAGGCCGGGGTTCCCCGCCAACACCTGCTCGACCGTGCCCCATGCCTGGCCGTAATGGCGCCAGCACAGGTGGTCCACCATGTCCCCGTCGACGGTGGTATAGGCGGCGGTGCCGTCGTCGCGCCAAGTGACGCCGTGCAGGGTCATGGTCCGCTCTCCTCGGTCTCGCCGGCGCCCGCGCCGGCCGCGCGGCTGTCCCCCTGACCCGGCGTCTCGCAGTCGATCCGGGTGGCGTAGCCGGCGTCGTCCCAGCGATGCTCCACGCGGGTCGGGGTCCAACGCCCATCCACCCCGGCCCGTACGCCGACCACCTCCACCGGACGTTCGGCGCCCATGGCCGGGTCGCCCTCCAGGGAGAACGACGCCGACCCTTCCCCCCGCGCGAGGCTGGTGGCCCGGGCGGTGGCGGCGGCACGGGCCTCGGCCTCGCTCTGAAAGGGCTCGCGGATGACGGAGGCGGCGCCACGCCCGCCGCCGACGGTCACGGTCACCGGCCGGGCCGTGGCGCGATCGAAGCTGCGCGCCTGGACGCTGCCATGGGTCTCCCGGTCCTTCCAGGACACCCGGTAGTCCAGCAGGTTCACGCCCGGGGCCACGACCAGCACCGGCAAGCCGTCGCCGGAGACCGTGCGCCCGCCCGAGCGGGGCGCCACCACCAGATGCCCCTGCTTGACGGTCACCAGGCCGCCGTGCCGCGCCACCACCCGGCCCAGGAAGGCCAGGTCGCTTTCGGCCGCCTGTGCCTCGTACTCCAGGGGGACGGCGGCCAACGGCGCGCTCACGCGCGGCGTCCAGCCGTTGCGCCCGGCGAGGGCCGCGACCAGCGCCCCCAGCGTGGGGGTGACCGGCGGCTGGTGGGCCTCGGTGCGGCGCTCCTTGGCGGCCGCCTTGGCGTCCACCGCCGCGCCATGAAGGGTGATCTGCTGCGGCCAGCCGTTCAGGTCCACCTGGTCGATCACATAGTCGCCCTGGACGGTCCCCCCCTCCTCGACATAACCGCCCTCGACCCGCACGCGCGCGCCCGTGGGCGGATAGGCGATGCGCCCGTCGCGATCGTCCAGGATGACGGCGACCTTGTCGCTTTCCAGGCCGCGTTCGTCGGTGACGGTCAGGCCCCGCAGCAGGGGTCCCCAGCGCTCGGTCAGGTCCACGTCGCCCGCGTCGGAGACATGCACAAGGCGCAAGAACGGGGTCTTCATCAGCCGAACAGCCCGGCCAGGGCCACCCGCGCCGCCGGAGAGCGGGCGCGGCCGTCGTACAGCAGTTCCAGCGTGACGGCGATCTTCTGGCCGGTGCCGTTGGGATGGATCTCCGTCTGGGTATCACCCACCGACTTCAGGACCCAGTGATCCAGCGCCGTCCCCATGCCGCCCGCTCCGGCGATCAGCAGTTCGGACGTCCCCACCGAGGCCCGCAGCACATGAAGTTGCGACAGGCCCCGGTTGTTGGGCAGGTGATAGGGGAACAGCGTGGCGGACAGGCCCAGGGTTTCCTGCTCCAGTCCCATGTGGTGCAGGGTCGGGCGCGCGCCGACGATCGCCTGGGGCGAGACGCGCGCCGCCAGCGAGCGGCTCAGTTCATCGTAAGCCAGCGTGGAGATGCTGAACCGCACATCGCCCCAGGCCATCAGCACGTGCATGGGCAAGGTCCTCGTGTGAAGAAGCGTAGGCGGAGCGGCGCGGTCAGGCGGTGGTCCCGGTAACGCCGCCCGCCGGGCGCGCACCGAGGGCGCGCACCGAGGGCGCGCACCGCCGGATCAGGCGGGCACCGTCGTCGGTCGGTCCTGAAGATTGGTGGCCCGCGAGCGATCCAGGGATGTGGCCGCGCGGCTCGCGGCGTCACCGCCGCCTCCCGGCGGCGAACCCGGCGCGAAGCCGCCGCTGGCGGCCCGGGCGGCCGAGGCCAACTCGGCCAGGGCTCCCTTGGCCTGGGACACCCGGCGCATCAGGACATCGATGTCGGTCATGTCCAGATGGACCTTTCCATGCGCCCGCAGGCCCTCGGCGGACAGGGCCAGGGTGTCGGACGACGCGGACCCAAGGGCGGCGGCATCCAGCGCCGGCGGGTCGGGGCGCGGCCCCGGCACCGGAGGCGAGTCTGGCGACGGGTCGGCACGGGGCTCCGACAGAGGGGTGGGACAGCCGCCGCATTCCGCCCGCAAGAGGGTGTCGAGCTTGACGCCGAGGGTATCGAGCTTGGCATGCAGGGCGGCCGGGTCGCCGCAAGGCCGTCCGGACTCGGAACCGTCCACACCCGGACGCGTGGCGTCCGGCAGCGCGGCGTCGGGCCGGTCGAGCCGCTGGTCCAGCGCGGACTGGACCACGCCCGCCAAGCCGTCGTCGGTCGGCGGCACGAAGGGGCCGTCGAGACCGAGCGCGGTGTTGACATGAAGGGCCTCGATCGTCGCTACGGCTGCGGCCTGGTGGGACGATGCGGTGTCCGTTTCGCGGTTCCGCTCGAACGCCGCCATCGCTTCGGCGAACTCGGCATTTGTCGGGAAGGTCTCGGGGCGCGGTCGTTCGTCGTGATTCGTATCAAAAGACGCCGTCTCTGGCGTAGCAGACGACGATGGGTGCGCAAACGAGGGGTTCGGTTGTCCAGTCAAGGCAGCCACGAGGGCAAGATCTGTTTCTGAAGCCTGGAGCCGCGCCTGATCGCGCGACGCCTGGCGCCGTCTTATTTCCTCGTTTAGGGCACGCAGGCGGTCGAGTTCGGCCTCGCGGGCGGCCGCACGCTTCTCGGCAAGGACAGCTCGGCCTTCTTCCGTCCGGCCAAGGCGGCGTGCTGCCTGTACAGGCACAGCGTTGCGAGCCACCCGATTGGCCCGGTCCAGCATCTCCGCTTCGGACAAGATACCCTCGGGACTTGGCGGTCTCACGTCCCCATCACCGTAAATGGCGCCGAGACTCTCGCGTAGCGCCTCGACAAGCGCTTGGTTCTCGTCAAGGATCCCCTGCGAGAGCGGATGGCGCCGCCGAGCCGCGGTGGCCGCGTCCAAACGGGCACGCCCGGCGTCCATCGCGTCCAAGATCTCGTCGCGGGCGGTCTTGTGGGCGGCCGTTACCGCCATGATCGCGTCGTAAGCGTCCGGGGTCGCCTTCAGGGCTTCCAACGCTTCGGATTCTGGATTTTTTATGTCGTGCGTGGCGTGGCGCAAACGCTCGAAGGCGGCAAGCAGGTCGCCGTTCGCCTCCGCCATTAACTGCTTGAAATCGCTGACCCCGGCGGCCTCGAACACGGCGTCGAGAGCGCCACCGCCTTCAGTCAAGGCTTCAATCGCTCGACCGAACCGAGTATGCAGTTCTTCCGGCGGCGTCACGTCGTCGGTCATGGCCGCGATGGAGGCTAGGTAATTGTCGAACGCGACGCCGCTGTCGGCTACCGTTTCGGCAACACCCGAAAAGCCATGCAACAGGGCCTCCAGGGTCACGCCGCTGTGCTGCTGCGCCGCGTACAGGTCGCCGAAGGCCGCTGTCCACTGGTCCGGCTGGATGTCGAACGCGGTGAGCATCTCGGCCGCTACCGGCGCGATCGCTGCGGCGTTCCCGCCAGACGCAACGGTGAGGCGCCCCACCTGTGCGGCAAAAGCCCGGGCCTCATCGCCCGCGAACCCGGCGCGCCCGCCGGCCAGCAGAACCGCCATCTGATCGTGCACGCGGACGGGCAGGGCCGCGACCATCTTGAGCATCTCGGCCGTGAGCGCCGCGAACGCATCGTCCGACATCCCGCCAGGGCGGAGGGCCTCCAGAGCCTCTAAGACCTGAATCGGATCGGGGCGATCGGGATCAGGACAGGGTTCATCGTCGACCCCGAAGACAGCGTCCTCGATTGCGATAACCCCGGATACAAGGCCAATAGAATCCAAAATGAATCGCACAGGATTATCTAATATACCCTTAAACGCCGAAGAAAGGCCCGCAAACGCATCTTTTGATGTTATTTTTCCAATGCCGCTCATAGATACTGGAACGATGTTGGTTTTCTGGACATGAGCGCGCTCGATCTCGTCCTGAAGGGGAGGTGTAAAGAGGGCGCGGGTGAGACCTGAGGCCTGGAAGCCCGGCGGAGGAACCTGGAAGGGCGCGGAAACCATCCGCGTTGCGAGGTCGTCCAAACGCGCTCTCAGGTCCCACACCTCGGTCAGCAGGGGCCCCATCATGCTGTTGAGTCCCCCCAGACCGGCGTTCAGGTCGGCCCTCAACCCCGCGAGAGCGGTCTGGACCGAGGCAAGCGGGTCGGTGTCGGGCATCACATCACCCCATCAGGCCACGGTTGCGGGCGATGCGCCGGGCCTCGGCGTGCCAGGCCAGCAGCGACGACCATGTCATGCGCATCAGATCCGGAATCGGTGTGTTCAGGATGTGGGCGCAGTCGGCGACGAGGGGGCGCCAGCACCCCGCGCCGCGAAGCCGGCGGCCAAAGGGCCCAGCACCTCGGCGATCCTGGCCATGTCGCTGGAACGCAGGCACCGCACGGCGTCGGCCGGCATATCCAGGTCATGGGCCAACATCTCAATCATGGCGGTCATGTCACCCTTGCGAGCGACCTTGGCGTTTTCATAGGCCTCAATGGCCCCCACGGTGGGCTCGTCGATGTCCAGCGCGTCATAGGCGCGGCCATCGTGCGTAATGGGCCGGGACAACGTTACCTTGGTCATGGTGCGTCCTTTCGCATCGGTGTCTCTCGGCGCCATCCTTGATCCGCTGGCGGATGGCGCCGGCGCGGCGGACGGGGTCTCCTCATCCGCCGCCGGGATGACGACGGTCCCCTCTACCGCCCCAGGGCGGCGTTGATGTCGGCCAGCAGGTCCACGCCGCCCACCAGCATCTTGGCGGGGTACAGGCTGATCTCGTGGATCGCGTTGCCGCCGATCTCGTAGCGGAAGTAGCGCACGCCCTTGATGGTGTACTCCAGGCCGGCCTTGTCCTCGCGCGACCAGGCGTCGGCCTTGGGCGAGGCCAGCCGGCCCTCGTACAGGATCACGTTGGGCTGGGTGGTGCCGTCGGTCTCGTCGACCAGGGCGGAGCGGAAGGTGAAGGTGTCCACCTGGCCCGGCGGGCGCATCAGCAGGCCGGCCAGGCGCGGGTTATGGCTGGCCAGCTTGAGGGTGGGCTCCAGCAGGCCGATCTTGACCATGGGCACCTGGGCGGTCATGACGGCGCCGCCGTACTGGTGCTCGGTGTAGACCTCGTCGGGGAGCGCGCATTGCAGCTCCTCGATCTCGTAGCCGTAGTCGTCGCCGCCGACCCACATGGTGAAGCCGCGCAGAATCTGACGCATTTTGAGTCCTTTCAGGGAGATCGCCGCGCCGCTTCGCGGCGCCGGCGCGGTCGCGCCGGTCGGTGATGGTTTGATCGCGTGGAGACCCGATCCGGCCCGACTGGGCCGGCGGACCGAAGGTCCGGAGCCGCGCGGTCCAGAGGACCGCCGCGGCGATCAAGACAAGACTCAGGCCGCCACGCTGGACAGGCGGGCGATCTCGCGCGCGGCGTCGGCCAGCATGGTTTCGTAGTAGCCGGTGTTGCGGTTGAAGACGAAGACCAGGTGCTCGATGGGTGCCGGGGCCTCGGCGTCGTAGTGCACATAGAGCAGACCGCTCGCCATGCTCTCGGCGGTGTTCAGCGCCGGGTCGAGCCACACGCGCCCCCCCAGCGTGGCGCCCAGGGCCTGCCAGCGGCGCAGCGCCCGGTTCACGGTCTCGGCGATGTCCACCAGCACCTGCTTGCTGAACGGCGTGTCCAGGAAGGGCTCGTGGGCGATCTCGATGCTCTCGACGATCACGTCGTGGGCGCGGCGCACCGACCAGAACACATGCAGCGGGTCGCTCTTGGCCACCCGGTTGCCGAACAGCTTCCAGCCACCGGTGGGGCTGCGCACCACCGTCGAGACATGCTGGCTGTTCAGGTACTGGCTCTCGACCGAGCGGTCGGACAGCGAATGCTCGATCGGCCGGGCGGTGCCCAGCACACGCTGAAGCACGTGGTTGGACGGGCTGACCCAGAAGCCCTCCTGGTAGTCCACACGAGCCTGGAGCCCCAGCACCATGGCGTCGGCCGGCATGGCCACCGGCGCGCCGCCCTTGGACACCGTCACGAAGGGATCCAGGATCATCAGGCGGTCGCTGTCGAAGTCCAACCGGTACTGGACGGCGTCCTCGGCCGTGGTGTTCGGGCCGCTGACCACGGCCATGGCCCGATAACGAGTGCACAAGGCCGCCAGTTCGGCGGCGACCGGGTTGGCGACGGTGCCCAGGGTCGCGGTGGCGGTGGCTCCCGTGCCGTCGCCGGTCAGGGCGACCGTCGGCGCCTCGGTGTAGCCGGCGCCCGGGTTGGTGACGACCACCGCCGAGACCGCGCCGCCGTCCAGCACCGCCACGGCGGTGGCGCCGGTGCCGGTGGTGTCACCCGCGCCCCGGGTGAGAGTGACCGTGGGGGCTTCGGTGTAACCATTGCCGCCGTCGGTGACGGCGATGGCGCTGACGCCATCGGTCGGGCGGGTGGAGGTGAAGCCGGGTGCCGCGATCAGCCTGGGCGCCTGGCCGAACTCGGGCCGGATGCGCGACAGGGCATGCAAACCGGTGCGCGCGGCGCGCGAGCCCAGCACGTTGGTCATGGTTTCGGTCTCGTTGGCGCCCTCGGCGACGCGCACGAAATAGACCGTCTGGCTCATGCGCCCGGCCTGGGCCAGGATGTTCTCCAACTGGTCGGGCAGGGTGCCCGTGCTGCCCAGGCCGGCCGGCAGGCCGGTATAACCGCGCACCACCTGCGGCTGGTTGACGGGGATCAGGTCATCGCTGGCGTCGGGCGCGGTGCCGACCAGGAAGATGATCCCGGACTCGATGGTGGCGACGAAGCGCGGATTGCCCGCGTCCTTTTCCTGGGTCTCGATGCCGTGCAGGAAGATGTCCATGAAGCGGGCTCCTGAGGTGAGGGCTCCGGGGGGGGCATGAAAAAGGCCCGCGCGATGGCGGGCCGCAAGCGGGGTCGCGAGCAACGGCGGTCAGTCCACCACCGGTGGCCATCCGTGGCCGATGTGGGTGTCGTGGGTGGTGATCACCGCGTCGGCGGTGGCGTCGGGGTCGGTGATGCTTTGCCGGCCTGCAACCATAGCAGACAACAACATTTTGGCGGAATTTCCAGAAATGAGAGACACACCATCATCCTTTCTTAATATCTTATTATTGGCAACAAAGCAACGTTGCGAGGACGAACAGTAGAAGAATAGAAAGCCGGAGCATCGTCTCGCGCTCCTGGAGGAATTTTTAACCCAGAGTCAACCCAGATCTGTGTTAAGTATTCAAGCGTGGGAGCTTCAAGCCCTGCATCAATTGCCGCCTCAGAGTCGGGAATGCTGTGTATGTGCTGCCCGTCGGTATCATGGGGCAAATGTGAAGCACATTGCCAACTGCCCGGAGTCCGTCCCGAATCGATACCCCGACCAAGGTCTATTCCACGCACGAATTCACCACGCAGATCGGGGACTTGGAACGTCGTACTCCCATCACCCGCACCCCAAGTTGTTCCAAGAACTGCGAAAAGATCGCCGTATTCCGTCCTTGAAACCGCAGCGCCATCACACACCAACCAACCCGCCGAAGGCAACGCAGCTCCTGACCAAAGAATAGTGCCCACCGGCAACACCAGAGCGAGAGTGTTGTATAGTCCGGCCGGGGTGACGGCGCGGTTGGCGTCGGCGCCGGCCTGCGTCTCCGCCACTGTCGCCAGTTCCACGACCCCGCGCACCTCCGTCGTGGCCTGGATGACCGCCGGCAGCACCGACAGCACCCAGGCGCGCGAGGCCAGGGTCACGGTGGGGTCGAGGGTCAGGGTGACGGCGGCGGTGTCGGAGACCTCCAGCACCATGCGCAGGATCATGTCGCGGGCCGAGCCCTCGGCCAGCACCGGCTTGTAGGTCTCCGGCAAGTTGGCCACGGCGATCAGGTCGCCGGCCGCGTCGAACAGCCCCAATTCGCGCACCGACCAGCCGCCCACGTCGGGCGGGATCACCAGTTCGGCGATGACCCAGGACGGGTTGTCGGGATCGGCGGTCAACCGCTCGATGGCCCCGCGATAGGTTTCGCCGGCCAGGGCGGTCATGGTTTCGGTGGGGGTGATGGCGACGCCGCCGCCATCGCCGACAGCCATGCGATCGAGGGCGATGGTGGTGCCGAGGGCGAGGGCGTTGGCTATTTTCGCCTGACCGGCAACGGTCAGGATCGTGTAATAGTCGGGCATTAGTCAGACCTCTCTTGGCCAGACGGTGAGGCCGTCCACCAGCCAGGCCGCCGCGCCGACGTGGGCGGGCGCCTGGGCGGTGAGCGTGCTGGGGGTCCAGGGCAGGACGGTGAGGGTGTCGCCGCCCAGCGTGGCGGCGCCGAGGGTGACGGTGCCGTCCACGCGTCCCACGGCGCGGATGCCGGTGAGGTGACTGCGGACGTTCTTGGCCGCGAGCGCGGTGCGTTCGATCTCGGCATAGGTGGCCTCGGTGACGGGCCGGCCGAGGACATCCACCTCCACCCGGAAGGTGAACGGCGCGCCGTCTTCCTGCTGCCATTCAATCAGGCGGGTGGTATAGCCCAGGCTGGCCAGCGCCCACCTGACCGCGCCCACGGTGCCCTTGACGCTGTGCACCGCGTAGCTGTCGGCGATCACGCGGCGGCGGGTCGCCTCCGGCCAGGCGTCGTCCCACACGTCCACCGAACAGGCCCAGGCCAGCCAGGGCAGCCGGTCGGCGGGGCAGGTCCAGGGGTTCCAGAGGGTGCGGACCACGCCCACGGGGATGTCGCCGACGCGGGCCGAGGCGCCGTCCAGGGCGCGTTCCAGCGGCGTCGCGTTGGGAGGCAGGAGCGACGACGGGTCAGACATCGCGTGCCCCCTCGGTGATGACGATGGCGGTGCAGTGCGGCGCCTCGGCGGGGGCGACGACGATGTCGGCCGCCGGGCTGGTCAGGTCCACCCGTTGCACGCCCGGCCGGTGCAGGGCCGCGAACAGGGCGGAGCGGGTGACGTCGTGGCCCAGGGCGTGCAGGCGGGCGACGGTCGCCTCGGCGGCCTGGTGCGCGGCCTCGATCACCGGCGCCGAGGCCGGGCCGGGGTAGCAATGCAGCACGGCCTCCAGCCGCCAGGGGACGATGGTGGCGCCGTCGACCACCACCGTGTCGGTCAGGGGGCGGCGGTCCTCGGCGGACAGATAGGCCTGCACGGCGTCCACCAGGTCGTCGGGCGCCGATCCGTCGCCGTCGCGCGCCAGCAGGGTGACCACCACGGTCCCCGGGGTGGGGCTGTCGACGCGGGCATCGCGGACCCGGCCATCAGCGGCCAGGGCGTGGTACAGGTAGGCGCCCTCCGGCCCGGCGACGGACAGGGCCTCCCAGGCCAACTGGGCGCGGGCGCGCAGCTCGTCGTCGGACTCCAGGACCGCCGGTTCGGTGTCCGTGGCCTCGGCGATCTCGCGCCGCGCCGTGCCCACCAGCGCCGCCAGGTGATCCAGGTCCGACCCGCCGGCGTGGGCGAGGAGAACCGCCTTCGCGGCGTCGTTCACCCGGGCGCGCAGCACCAGTTCGCGGTAGGCCGCCACCTCCAGGACCTTGATCGCGGGGTCGCTCTCCAGGTCGGCGGTGAAATCCGGGAAGCGGGCGACGAAGTCCGCCTTCATGGCCGAGACGATCCTCTCGAAGTCCAGCGCCTCGACCACATCGGGGGCGGTCAGGCGGGACAGGTCGATCGCGTGGACCTGGGTCATGTCCCCACCTCGTGCCGGGTTGTCTCGAACACGGTGAAATCCCCCAGGTGACCGCGCGGGTAGTAGAGACCCACCAAATCCAGCACGAGACGGCCGTCCGGCCCCGCCTCGCGCGGCAGGATGGCGGCCAGATCAAACCTGGGCTCGCCATACTCGCGCCCGTTGATCCGCCGAGGAGCGATGGCCTGGGCGATGGCCACATAGACGTCCATCAAGGGTCCCGGAGCCATCGGCCGGTCCAGAAACGCCATGGCGTCCGCGCCATAGCGGCGGCGTTCCACGCGTTCGCCCACCGCCGTGGTGACGATGTCGTCCAGGGACTGGCGCACATGCTCCCAGCCGTCCAGCGGCCGGCCGGTGTGACGGCACATGCCAGCCACGGATCAGGTCTCGACCTTCGTTTTGCGTCTGGCGGGGGCGGGACCGTCAGGGGCGATCTGCCCCGCCCGCACCAAGTAGGCGGCCTGGGCCTCGGTCATCTCCACGACCGCCCCGATCTCATGGCGTGCGCCAGCACCCCGGCCGTCCGTCAGCCAACCGGCCTTGATCACGCGGTACTGCATGTCGGTGTCTCCTATGCGGCCGGCGGTCCCGTCAGGGACGGGCCGGGCGTGACGTTGGTGTGCTGGTGGTCGTCGCCGACGGCGCGGCCGTTGTGCTCCAGGCGAGCGCCGGTGATGGGCACCTCGCCGTCGATTTCCACCGTCTCCGCCTCCAGGCGGATGGTCCGGGCCTTGATGTCCACCCGCTCGGCCGCCAGCACCATCACGGCGGTGTCGGCGTCCAGGTGGATGGTGCCGGTGGTCTTGATGTAGCGGTCCCCGCCCTTGTTGTGGGGCGCCGGGTGATCGATCGACCACCCCCCCGGCGTGATCAGCCCCTGGCCGGGATCCCCGGTGGGGCTCATGACGGTGACCCGCTCGCCGACGGTGGGCGGGTCCCAGTCCCTCACGTCGCCGGCCCGCTGCACCCAGGGGATTTTCTTGGACGGCAAGCCATCCATCTCCACCGTGGCCACGCCCTGGTCGTAGTCAATATCGGTCACCCGGCCCTCGCGCAGAAGGTTGGCGAGCCGCCGGCGCAGGTCCTCGATCTCGGCCTCCAACTCGGCGAAGCGGCGTTCCACCGCCCTGAAATAGGTGTCGCTCATGGGTCCGCGTGTCCGCGCGGATGCGTCACCACCGTCTTGAGCGGACCGATGGTGGTGCGCGGGTCGCCCAGGTCGTGGCCCAGCGCCTCGGCGGCGTCATGCTCCCAGTGCGCCGGCCAGGGGGTCGGGCGCGGGGTGGGCGCATCCCCCTCGATCTCGGCGCGCACGACGGGCTCCCACGCGGCCAGCCCGGACGTGTCGGCGGCCAGCAGGACCAGCAGGTCGGCCCAGACACCGGTGGCGGTATGCCCGGCCGGCGGTTCGGCCAGCAGCACAAGGTCGATCCTCAGGTGGTGCCGCGCCGGCCGATCCCGGGCCTCGGCGTCGGCGTCGGCGTCGCGATGGCGGGTGACCGCCGAGACGTCGGCAACCAGCCGGCGCCAGAGCCGCGCCCAGGGGTTCTGGGCGTCCATCAGGGCGTGGCGAATCTGGCGGTCGAGCCGGTCCAGGGTGGCTTCCGCGTCGGCGTCGGTGACCGGAACCGTCCAGGGGCCGTCCGGCGCCGCCCGGGCCATCACCGCCGTCTCCACCGACAGCACGCCACGGGCCGCGCCCGCCAGCAGGTCGGCGGCGCGCGGCGCGGTCTCCTCGCGGTCCGTGTACACGGCCGCCACTGCCGGGCGGGCATCGGGGGCCACCCCTTCCAGGGCGGGCCGGGCGCTGTCGGCGACGGCATCGCCCGCCAGGGTGCGCCCGCGCAGCGCCGCCACGGTGGCGAGACGCAGGGCCAGGCAAGACAGGCTCAT